AGATTTTATTAGTCCTGACCTTTGGAATAAGGAGACAATATAATGGCAAGAGTAGATAGTGATGAGGTAAAAGAATTAATTGCAACGACTGAAACAATCACAGCACAGATAAATGCTGCGAATGTCCTGATAACAGAAGTATTAGGGAGTGAGACCACAATAACTACTGACCACTTAAAAGAATTAGAGAGGTGGGTAGCAGCCCATTTAGTGGCATGTTCTATTGAGAGGCAAGGAGTGGAGGAGAAGATAGGAGGAACAACGGTTAAGTATGTTGGTAATGCTGATAGGGAGGCAAGAAATTTGAATTTAACTTCCTATGGTCAACAGGCGATAATGTTAGATACGACAGGAAGATTAGCAAGTTTGGGTGGACGTAAAGCGAGGGTGGATACGGTTGATGCCATAGATATGACATGAGTTTTTTAACAAGAAATCACAATCAGACAATAACGTATTGGGGGAGTCCTACTAAAGACCAGTTCGGGACAAAGACTTTCGCAGACCCTGTACAGATAACAGGGAGGTGGGAGGATAGGACAGAAACATTTATAGACTCATCAGGCAGGGAGAATGTATCAAAGGCTTTTGTATTCGTGAGTCAAGATTTAGATTCAGAGGGCTGGCTATTTTTAGGAACAGATATTACTTCAGACCCAAAGACAGTAACAGATGCTTTTGAGATAAGACAGTTTATTAAGACACCTAATATGAAAGCGACAGACTTTGAACGAAAGGCTATATTGTAATGGCTAGAAGAAAAGCTATTAAAGTAACAGGATTAGATAGAGTAGTTCGTGGATTAAATGAGTCTTTAAAGAAGATAGAGAATAAGACAGTAGCAGGACTGCTAGAGGCAGCAATATTAGTAAGGGGAGAATCACAAAGAATAACTCCTGTAGACACAGGCAATCTTAGGGCTAGTGCGTATATTGTTTATGGGGGAGGGGATAAAACTCCAAAAGCAAGGGCTGCTAGCTCATTTAAAGTAAAGAAAAAGAAAGCAGGGGGGCAAGCTGTTGTTGATAGGCTTACAAGCAAACATAAACAAATAGTAGAAGAAAGAAAGGGAGGAACAGGCTGGGCAGAACCTTTTGCAGAAGTTGGGTACACAGCTTATTATGCTGTAGATGTACATGAAGCTCCTGCTGGGAGAACTTTCAAAGTTGGTCAGTCTAAGTTTTTAGAACAAGCATTAAGGAATAATTCAAGAAATATATTTAAAATTATACAAAGGAGGGCGAGTATAATATGAATAGCCCAGCAGTAGATATATCAGCAATACTTGCACTCTCTTCCTCAGCAACGAGTTTGACAGAGGGTACAGATTTATTTGTAAGTAGAGAGCCAACAAGACCTGATGCTGTAGTTTCTATATTTGACACAGGAGGATTTGAACCAGCATCAAGTACAGAGAGGAACGATTTTCCAACTATACAGGTGAGAGTCAGGAGTACAACTTATACTTTAGCGTATTCTACAATGGAGACAATCAAGGGAGTGTTACATAAATTTAAGAATACAACTATTAATAGCACATTGTATCAAGGGATATGGGCTTCTTCAGACATAATCTCTTTAGGATACGATAAGAACGATAGACCAACGCTGACTTTGAATTTTAGGATTCACAGAACGGCATAATTTTTTAACAGGTAAGGGAGGTGAAAAGGAATGGCAAGTTCAGGTTTTTCAGGAGTAGGTTCGACTTTCAAGAGGAATTCTGTAGCAGTAGCAGAAATAAATTCTATCAGTGGTTTTAATAAGACAAGAGATATTATAGATGTTACGACTTTAGATTCTACTGGTGGGTATCGAGAGAAGATAAGTGGATTTAGAGATGGTGGAGAAATTACTTTGAATATGAACTTCACTAGGGCTGGGTATGATTTATTCAACTTTGATTTTGAAAAAAACTCAGCTAATCAGACTTATGTTATAGTACTTTCAGATACTGCTGCAACAGAGTATTCATTTGGAGGTTGGGTTACTAACATCACATTGGACGTTCCACTTGATGACAAAGTAACTATGACAGTGACAATATCAATTGATGGTCAGATAACTCAGACATCATAATGGAGGACTATAACAATGGAGGAACCCTCCAAAGGAGGAACCCTCCCGAACAATTTAATTAAGAAAGAGGTGACTTATGTTCTTAACCAAAGAACAAATATTTGAAGTAAAAGATTTAAAAACAGAAAAAGTAAGCATTCCAGAATGGGGTGGAGATGTATTTGTAAGAACTTTAACAGGAGCAGAGAGAGACAAGTTTGAGAAGTCTATCTTTAATATTGATACAAACAAAAGGACTTTTGAAAATCTCAGAGCGAAATTAGTAGTGGCTGTTTGTGTTGATGAGGAAGGAAATCAATTATTTACTGAGAAGGATATATCAGCTCTTGGTAAGAAATCAGCTCACGCTTTGGATAAGATATTTGAAGTAGGGCAAAGGTTGTCAGGGATAACAAAAGATGATGTTGACGATATGTCAAAAAACTAAAGTCGCCAGAGCGAAGATTCTATTTTAGATTGGCTCTGGCGTTAGGAGTATGGCATCCTGATTATTTATTAGCAGGATTATCTCCCAGACAGGTGAAGGAGTGGGAAATGTATTACAGTGTAGAACCGTTTGGAGAAATACAACAATATTATCAGACAGCACAGATATGTTGTATATTAGCAAATGTTAATAGAGATTCAAAGAAACAACCACAACCATTTAAGGTTGAAGATTTTATGCCTAAATTTGAGAAGGAAACTAAAAAAGATAAGGTAGCATATATGAAAAAACAGATGACAGCAATGACTACTAAATTTGTTAAAAAGGAGGATAACCAAAGTGGCTAATGTTGGGACTTTGATGGTGACAATAGATGGTAATACCTATAAACTCCAAAGAGAGTTAAAGAAAGCCGAAAGGCAGCTGAAAAGGTTTTCTGGGAGAGCTACCAAAAGTTTTACTGCTGTTGGAGCAGTGGTTCGGAAAGTAAGGGGAATTGTGGCTATATTTGGGGCAGCTGTAGGAGTCACTATAGGATTGGCTACAAGGCAGTTTGTAAAGTTTGAAGATGCTCTGCTCGATTTACAGAAGGTGATGTTGGATAGTGAGGGGAGTGCTAAACAATTTATAGGAATTACTAAAGAGATATCAAACACCTTTGGTGAGGCAGCTTCAGAGGTTCTTCAGGGGGCAGCCAATTTTAAACAAGCAGGTTTCACAGTTCAGGAAGCATTCAAACTACAAGAGGTAGCAATGAAGGGAGCAACAGCCAGTCAATTATCAGTAGTAGATGCTTCTCAAAAATTGACAAGAATATTGAAAGGTTTTAAAGCCCCAGCATCAGAAGCACAGAGGGCTTTCAATCTTATTAATGCTGTATCAAATAAATTTGCAACGAGTTTCGGTGAATTGGCAACAGGTATGGCTCAATTTTCTCCTATTGCAAAACTGATGGGTTTCACAATGGAAGAAACAGCAGCCGTACTTACTCCAATTATAGAAGTGTTCGGGTCAGGGAGTGAAGCAGCTGTGGCTATGAGAACATCTATGTTGAGATTAACCAGTACACAAACTAGAACCAGAGATACTTTAAAAGCATTATTGATAGACCAAAAGAATCTCGATGGTACTTTTAAGAGTGGTAGAGATATATTGTTTGAGGTTATGAAAGCGTACCAGTTACTTGATGACAACCAAAAGATATTTGTAGCTCAACAGTTGACAGGTATAAGACAGGCTGGGAGGGCAGTAGAAGTATTTAATGGTTTGACTAAAGTATTAAATGTTCATGGTGTAGCTTTGAAGGACGTAGGCTCTATTGATAAAGAAGTAGAAGTTAGATTGAAGTCGTTAGGGAAACAGTTAGGGAGGGCAAAACAAGCCTTTGTGAATATGGGGATTGATATTGGAGGATTCTTTGCACCAGCAATAACGAAAGCAACTAGGTTAGTGATAGGCTTCTTAAAATCTTTTAAGACAGGAGGGGATTTAGAAATATTTACAAAGGTTTTGAAAGAGATTGCTAATATCTTCCTTCAACTAGCAGCTGATTTGACAACAATAGCAAGAGTGGTAAAGAACACGATTGGCAAGGTAGGGAGAAGTCTTGGTAATAGAGGGTTAAAGTTTGACCCTAAAGCATTAGGTGATAGGGAAAAGTTTGGGGGAGAAGAGGGACGTCCTAATCAGATTAGCAGTATACCTCTTATAAACAAATTGATAGCGGAGAGAGGTACAGGACTGGGAGGTATGAGTGAGGAAGCCAAACAAATAAAAAAGAATATTGAAGATTTATTTAATGCTGCTGATGAGACCGCAAAAGAATTAGAGGAAACATTTAAGTCCTTTAATCTGGAAAAGATGGCATTAACTAAGTCAGCCTCAAGAGTTGCGATAGCACAATTTGAAAAAGAAGCCGAAGCATATAATATATTAGTTGCTGAGGGTAAAATTGGTGCGGAGGAATTGAGAGACTTTAAAATTGATTCTATAAGTAAAATAAAATTACAACATAATAGAGCTTATCAAACTATGCAATCCAGTATCATGTCTTGGGGAGATGAGTTTGGTAATACTCTGACTGATATGGTTATGGGAGCGGAAGTAAGTTTTTCAGATATCCTTAACTCTTTCACCAGAATGATTGCTGATATGGCTGTTAAAATCACAATCATTCAACCGATGATGCAAGCGTTATTTGGACAAGCAGCAGGAGGGTCAGGGTCAGGGTGGGTTGGACAAATTGCTTCAGCACTTGGAACAGCAGTTGGAGGGTGGATTGGTGGGAGTGTAGCAACTCCTAGTTATCTTAATACAGGCAACGAGATAGGGCAAACTAACACTACTTTGGGGGCTGCTTCTTGGCAAACAGCAGATGTAGGGTATGTGGGAGCAACATCATTAAATAATTTAGGAATAGTACCACCAAGTGCAGAAGGAGGGATAGCTACTAAACCAACATTAGGGATATTCGGTGAAGCGGGGGCAGAGGCATTAATACCTCTTGATAAATTGAGTCAGGTTATGGGAAGTATGGGAGGGGGAGGGAGTAATGTAGAAATAAACATTATCGGTGCTCCAGAAGGAACAAGAGTTGAAGAATCAGAAAGCGAACAGGGAGGGAGAAGTATAGATGTAATTCTTGATGAGAAAATGTCACAACAGGTAAAGCCAGGGAGTAAATTTAATAATCAAATGCTCAGTCAATTTCGTGATATGCAACAAAGCACGATAAGGAGATAAATTAATGCCAGCGTACCCAGCATCATTACCACAATATCCGATAGATGGAGGTTTTAAAGATGAAAGACAACAGGCTTTTATTAAGTCACAAATGGATTCAGGTGCTCCAAAGAAGAGGAAAGTTTTTACAGCAGCAATAAGGAATTGGCAATGGTCTACCACTTTAACTGGAACACAAAGAGCGACCTTTGATACTTTTTATATTACAACTATAAATGAGGGGACAGATTCATTTACAATACCAGACCCTGTCGATGGAGAAACAGTTACAGTACGATTTACAAAACCACCTTCATGGTCTGTAGCCAAAGGGATAGGCGATGCCTCTACTTCTAACAGGTATTGGAGAGCAACTTTTAACTTGGAGATATTACCGTAATGGCAACTACAAATGCCTTTAAGGAGGCAGCATATTCACAGGAAACAAGTGATGTTTTTCTTGTCTTATTGACGATAGACCACGATGATATTGACCCAGCTATAAGAGTGGTGAACAACAATGAGGCTATAACATCAAATGGTAATTTGTTTTCACCGTTTCCTTTTGAGATATCTTTACCAGATGCTAGGGAGGGAGCAGCACCTTTAGCAAGACTGACAATAGATAATGTGAGTCGGGAGATAGCAGAAGGTTTGAGAGCTATAACTACACCAGCAACAATACAGATAGAAATTATAAGGGCAGCAGCACCCGATACGATTGAATTAACATGGTCTTTATTTATGTTAAAGAATGTGAGGTGGGATATGTTTAAAATATCAGGAGATTTGATTACTGAGGAACTTGGGATTGAGCCATTCCCTATCGCACAATTTTCTCCTGCTAATTTTGCAGGATTATTCCAGATATGAATATTACTCAATTTTGTAAAAAAGCTATTGGAGTTCCATTTATTCCTCATGGCAGAGTGTGGGAGGGATGGGATTGTTGGGGATTATTATGTATCGCCTACAAGGAACTCTTTGATGTTGAGTTACCACACTATAAGAATGACCATGATGTAGTCAAACACAGGGATGCAATAGCAAGATTATATAAAGAGCAAAAAGAAGAAGAATGGGAACAAGTAGAAGAAGCTCAGATGGGAGATGCTCTATTGATATATATGTATGGGAGAGCCTGTCATGTGGGTTTAGTGGTTGACAAGGAGAAGTTTCTCCATGTGGAGCATGGTATTAATACCTGTCTACAAAAAATGAAAGATTTTAGGATAGAGGGAATTTATAGATATGTCGGAAAATGAATTAATGGTTTTGGAGAAGAAAGAAGGAGCAAGGGTCGTAGCTTGTCCACATCCTTTTAAGGTGGAGAGGATGAACTTTGTTGCCATACAGGGAAATTCTGTTCAACAGATATTAGAAAGCGTACAACCAGACCCTGTTCTCCGTACCTATGCCTGTATATTAATCAACGACAGCGTTATCCCTCAAAGTGAGTGGGGTAATGTATATCCGTTTGAAAAAGATATTGTAACCATTCGTACACTCCCTGCAGGTGGTGGAGGTGGAGATGGTGGTGGTGGTAAGAATGTATTAAAAACAGTTTTGATGATAGTCGTAATTGTCGCAGCAGCAGCAATTGGTGCTGGGGCTTTAGTTAGTGTGTTTCCAAGTCTTACAGCAGGAAGTATCGCAGCATCTGTGGCTGGTGCGTTAGTAGGTGCAGTAGGTATGTTAGCTGTCAATGCTCTCATACCACCTAAAGCTCCCACAGCACCAGGGATGCCAACTCTTTCTGGAGCAGGTGGTGGTCTAAGAGAGAGTCCATCTTTGTTCATGGAAGGAGCAAGAAATACAACACGATATTTTGGAGCTATCCCTTTTGTTTTAGGAACTCACAAGCATGTTCCACCATTAGGGAGTCAAACATATACTGAAATAGTAGGTAATGACCATTACTTGAGGATGATGATGGTATGGGGATATGGGAGATTGAAGATAGAAGATGTGAAAATCGGTAACACTTCTATTCAGAATTTCGATGGGATAGATATTGAAACGGTGGAGGGAGTTGCAGGAGACCCTGATTTAACCTTGTTTCCAGATACAGTTTCACAGGAGAACTTCTCTGTATTACTTAAACAGGCAGAGGGTTGGACTACAAAGACATCAGCAGAGGGAGTGAATGAGATAAGTGTTGATG